CGCAGCCGAAGCACGTCAGGCAGAGATCACAGATCTTGACGCCAAAATCACAAGTGCAGAAGCACTTGAAGCCCGCACCGCAGTAATCAAGGAAGCCCGCGCCGATTCAGGTGTTAAGACTTTCGGTTCTGCTGTAATCGGTAAAGAAGAAATGACCTATGATGTCCGTGGCGAACACTCGTTCGTTCGTGACATGATCGCTGCACAACTGCGCAACGATTCTTCTTCATGGGAACGTCTTGCACGTCACCAGCAAGAAGTTGCTGTCGAGCTTCGCGATGTTTCGCGCACCGACGGTTCAGGTGGAGATTTCGTTCCGCCAATTTACCTGATCAACGAATATGCGGAATTCGCGAGAGCTGCACGAGTAACTGCTAACCTCACAACGAACATGGCCCTGCCCCAGGGGACAGATTCCGTGAATATCCCGGCTATTACAACCGGTAGTCGCACAGGCTTCCAGGCGGCCGACAACTCTTCGACATACGCACCAGTAAGTCCGCGTGACCTTGTCACAGCAACTCGCACCGGTCGCGTTGAGACTATCTCGGGCTTCGAGAACGTTTCAATTCAGCTTGTAGAGCAGTCACCAATTGCAAGCGGCCTAGACCGTTTGATCTTTGGTGATTTGATGGCAGATTATGCGTTGCAACTAAACACCGCTGTTGTTGGAACAGGCGACGGTTCCGCAGGATCACTTAAGGGTTTCGTTACCCTTGGTACGGATACCACTAACGGAATCCCTACAACCTGGACAGAGGCGAGCCCGTCGGCTGTTGGCGCATACGCCGCAATCAACAAGGCAATCTCACAGGTTGTTAACAACCGTTACCGCGATGTAGAAGCAATCGTCATGAGTGCTTCGACATGGTACTGGTTGGCTTCATTGGCTGACTCAAGCAACCGTCCGCTTATCGTTCCGACGAATGGTGCAAACCAGGCGTTCAACGCTAACGGCACGATTGACAAGGCAGGCGCAGCAGCAGGATTGGTTGGTCTGATTTCAGGCGTTCCAGTTTATGTTGATGCAACAATGACGAAGGCCTATGGCGCAGGAACAAACCAGTCACCAATCTTGGTTGGTAAGTTCTCTGACTCATACCTGTTCGAAAGTGGCGTGAAGACTCGCGTTCTTCCAGACGTACTGTCAGCAAACCTCACCGTTCGCTTCCAGGTCTACGGATACGCAGCACTCATCCACCGCTTCAACAAGTCGGTTTCGACTATCAGCGGTACCGGTGCAATCGCGCCATCAGGTTACTAATCTAACCTAGTTGTCGGCGGGAATCTGGGTTCCTTACGGATTCAGATTCCCGCTGCAACACTCACAACAAAAGTTCAGGGGAATGGACATGGCAAGAATGAAAACGCTATTGCTGGAAGCAGCAATCGCAATCGAAAAAGTTTTAGAAGTTGGCGGCACCATTGAACAGGTGCTGGATACTTTGGATCAGGTTCAGGACATTCCTAATTCGGGGGTTGAAACCCGATGAAAATGTCTGACAAGGTTTGCATTGGAATGGTCAACAATGGTTGGGTTCAGTCCCAGCTCATGGTTGACATCATCCACATCGCACTAATGAAGAAGTCACATTTTGATTCTGTGGTTCAGGTGGCCAACATTGGTTTGACTACCCGTTCACGCAATGTGGTTGTTCGTGAATTCTTGGACAACACAGAAGCCGAATGGTTGTTGTTGGTTGATTCTGACGAATCGTTGAAACCTGAAGTGTTCCAATTATTGTGCGATACCGCGCATGACAAGGAACGTCCAATTGTTTCGGGTTTAGTATTCGGCGCGTTCTTTGACAATGATGGTCAACTTCGCCCGGTTCCTACGATTTACAACATGGACGAAGAAGATGGTTTGCAACCGATTGACAATTTCCCAATCAACGAGCTGATTGAAGTTGACGCGGTTGGCACTGGCTGTGTGTTGATTCATCGTTCGGTGTTGTTAAGAATGCAAGCCAACGCCACACAGAACCAAGGCCCACGCTGGGCATGGTTCGCCGAGGGTGCTATTGACGGCACATATTTTGGCGAGGATTTGTTATTCAGTAAGCGTTTGCAATCTTTGGGATACAAGATTCATGTTCATACTGGCGCGACACTTCCCCACCGAAAAGAGTTTTGGCTCGACCACCGCCATCATGCGGGTTGGTTGCAGACATTCAATCCAAACGCAGGTTCGGAAGTTCCCCTGGCTTCTGAACCTGCGTCTAATTCCGAGGAGTAATCATGGCAACACTTCCCGGAACATATAACCAAGTCACGGTTGACAAAAACGGATTCGTTGTTGCTGGCGCCAATGTGTCAGGTAGTGGATCTAGTGCAGTCACATCGGTCAATGGTCGAACCGGTGCGGTGACAGGTTTAGCGGAATCCTCTGGCAACTTGTCACAGTTCGCCGCAACAACTTCGGCACAGCTCGCGGGTGTGTTATCTGACGAGACTGGCACTGGTTTGAATGTGTTCAACACAAACCCGACCCTTGGTTCTGCTTCGACGTCAACTCCTGCGTTGATTGTTCAGGCGGCAACGTCACAGTCGAGCGGCGACATCGTTCGTGTGACTGACTCTGCTGGAAGTATTTATTCCAATTTTTATGTTGGCGGTTTTTCTGTCAACGCTTCTGATTTTTCATCTGTCTTAATTCTTGACGGAACAGGAATGAGTCTTCAAAATAGTCTTTCGATGACTGTTGGTAATACCGTTCTCGACGCTTTCGGTCGAGTCAACTATTCGGCAACAAGTTTGTTGAAACTTGGCGACAACATCACCGCCGGTGGTGGTGTTCAGGTTGGAACCGCTGCAAGCGCAATCAACCTTGTTGGCGTGACGGTTCATAATTCAAACGCTTATGGTTATCAGCCAACACCTGCGGCGGTCAATGCTTCTGGACTTATGACCGCGGCTAACTTGTTGACCGGTATCATCACATCAACAACGGCCGCGACAGTTTCGGCACAGTTGCCAACTGGAACAAACTTCGAAACAGGTATTGCTAACTCGTTGGGCGCACCTGCCACTAATACGTCTTGGGACTTTAGTGTGATTAACACTGGTGTCAGTAACTCTTTGACAATTACAACCAATACAGGTTGGACATTGGTTGGCGGAATGGCTGTCACACCGAACACATCGGGTCGCTTCCGAGCTCGTAAAACAGCAACAAACACTTTCACGTTGTACCGTATCTAGGATTAGCGATGTCAGAATCCAAATGCCGTTCAGGGTGCAAGACACAGGATCACAATTCTTACTGGGAATGTTTGCAAGCCGCGAACATTGCCATTGACAAATCATCATTGAAATCGGAGTGAGCATGGCCACATGGGACTTAGGTGACGCGGTAACGCTGACCTACACTAACCGCGACGCTTCGGGCAACCCAGCGGACGCAACAACAATGGTCGCCACAGTTACGCTTCCAGACGGTACGAGCGCGACCCCTAGCGTCACGCATGGCGCGACAGGTGTCTACTCAACCATTTACACGCCGAGCCAATATGGACGCCACCTGATTCGTTGGGTGGCCACTGGCACGAATCCCAGCGGTTTCACGGATGAATTCACTGTCCGCGACCTGACAGCTCTGCCGGTCGTTTCTTATGACTCGGTTCTGGCTCACCTCAACATTCCGACCGCTTCGGCTAATGAAGAAGAAGTTCGACGTTTCATTGACGCCGCGCAAGACTTGGCTGAAAACTATGTCGGCGCGGTTCTTGGTCGTCGCACCTATGTCGAATACTACGACGGCAACACCGACGTTCTTCGACTTCGTAATCCTCGCGCAATCAACGTGACGGAAGTTATTGAAGCGGGCGTGACGTTGGACTCGTCGCAGTATCAACTGGATCCAACTGGCCAGCGACTCATGCGACTAACCACGAACGCCATCAGTGGAACAACCGCAATTGCTTATGGGTATTTCGCGCCAGGTGTGAATTCTGTGAAGGTGACTTATATTGCCGGATACGCAATCACGCCACCAGCGGTTCAACAAGGGGTCTTGGAAATCGTTCGCCACTTATGGCAAACACAGCGCGGAGCTTCTGTGGTTATGAGCCGTACCGGTTCGGGCGATGACTTCTACCCAGCCAGCACCTACTCCTTGCCACGTCGAGCAATGGAATTGTTGGATCCTGCAAGTCTGCCGGGTCTGGCGTAATGGCTGTGACCACCGCGTTCCCTGCGGTTATCAACGGGATTCTGACAAGCCTTCGGGCGTCGTCAGATTTGTCGGCTGTGCGAATCTTCGACGGTGTTGAAATTGACTCCAGTTACCCTGGCGACTTCATCGCGGTTGGCCATGATGGAACGGACGACGGTTCTGTGTCGGTTTCCTCGGCAACCCAATCATTCGAACAACTTGGCAATTTCAAGCAATTTGAAGATGGTCAAATCGAATGCTTCCTATCAACGTGGGATGGGTCTGACAGCCTCACAGCGCGACGAGCGCGGGCGAGCCAAATCATTTCGGCTGTGGATACCGCCATTCGTGCGGACGTCTCTCTGGGCGGCGCTTGCCTTTATTCTTTCCTATCAAATCACACAACCCGCTACCTTCAAACCGATGTCGGTGCGGCAGTCAATGTCAATTTTACAATCGCCTATCGGGCAAGAACCTAACAGGAGTAATCATGGCAACTTTCAAAAACATTTCACCGCTTGGTGATTTGGTTGTTCCAGCATTGGGCAAAGATGTTCTTGCTGGCGAAACCGTCGATGTCACGGATACGGACATCATTGGATCACTTCGCGACCAGGTTGATACTTGGCAAGAAGTTTCAGGGGATAGCAAGAAATCATCATCAACCCCAGACGCTGCACCGGCAGCCGAATAACAGGAGTAACACATGAGTATTGGTGCAGGAATCGGCGCCCAACTGGGCTTAAAAACAGAAACGACTTTCAACACTGCTGTCACAGTAGATCGCTTCTACGAATTCAACAGCGAGAACCTTGCCTATAACAAGAAGACTGTTGTTGGCATGGGACTTCGTGCTGGTGGTCAACTGCCACGTTCACAACGTCGCGTTGTCACAACTTTCGAATCAACTGGCGACTTTGAAATTGACCTACCAACCCGCGGCCTTGGAATGCTTCTTGGTCATGCGACTGGAACAATGTCTTCAGCGACACTTGTTTCAACGGGTGTCTATTCGTACACATTCACATTGGCTGACGTCTATGGACGTTCAATGACCATTCAGGCTGGCGTTCCACAGTACGGCGGAACCGTTACCCCCAAGACAGTCACCGGCGCAAAGATTGCTTCGTTTGACTTGAGCGTTTCTAACGGTGACATTGCCAAGGGCAAGTTCACCATTGACGGTGCTGGGTTCTCAACAACTACGCCAACACTTGCAACCGCTTCATATGCGTTGCAGGGTTCGGTGTTCCACTTCGCACAAGGCGCAGTGACCATTGACGGTTCAGCCGTTGCCAATATCAAGGACTTCACCGTTTCGGTGAATAACACTTTGAAAAATGATCGCTACAACCTAGGCGCGTCAGGTGCTAAGGCTGAACAAGGAATCAACGGTTTCCGAGCTGTGACTGGTTCCATGACCGCTGAGTTCACTGACACAGTTCTATTGACCAAGTTCCTTGCCGATACTTCGGCAGCGATTGTGGTCACGTTCACTGGTTCAACAATTGCCAGCACTTACAAAGAAACTCTGTCCATCACAATTCCAGCAGCCAAGTTCAATGCAGACACACCAAACGTGTCAGGCCCAGGTGTTGTTGATTTGTCAATGACGTTCGACGCATATGACGACGGAACCAACCCACCGATGACCATTGTTTATCAAACGGCAGATTCTGCCCTTTAATCAAAGAAAGCCAGGGGAAACACCATGACCGAAAGAATCGAATTGCCAGACAATGCGTGGGCAGAATTAAGAAGTCCACGTTCAGTGCCGGAACGCTTACGCCGACCTGTCACAAAAATGATGTTTCAGATTTCGCAACAACAAACCGAAAACATTGGGAACAACTTTGTTGATCCTGAAATGGTGATGGTTTATTCAGAGCTGAATGACCTTCTGATTGTTGCCCGCGTTGCCGCGTGGTCTTACGATTTGCCAATCAGTGTGGATAGTGTGTTGGATTTGCCTGGCGACGCTTACGAGCTACTGCAAGCCAAAGCCGCCGAATCTATGACCGAGATGATTCCAAACTTCGGTCAGTCCAGCGATCAAGAATCCCCCACGCAGCCCTCAGACGTTTAAGTCGTGCGCTTGAGGGCGGAACGGTGCGCGGGACACTTCCCGAAGAAGAACTGCGCACCTATCGACTATGCAAATTGTTGGGATGTTTGCCGTCTCAACTAGAAGAAGAACCCGGCGTAATGCTGGATTGGATTCTTGCCATTGACGACACCATCACCGAAACAAAAAATTCGATGTGGGAAAGAGAGAACTAATCATGGCTAGTGGCCCACTCATTCAACCAGTCTTTCGTGGTGGCAAAGAATTTAACCATGCCATTAAAGAATTAGACAGTCGAATTGCCAAAGCCACAATTGTTGGAATGCGCGAAAATCAAAACCTTTTGAAGCGCGTGGTCAAGAAGAATCTGAATGGCAAACCGCGTTCCAACTGGCGTGGTCACATGTTCAACGGTCGCGCTATTTATGAACATAACATTCACTACACAAGTCTCCCATCGTCCGCACCGCGGTCTGGTGGCCCAGGCAAATTCACCGGCGCATTGCGCAACGGTGTTGGTTCCCAGCGTCCACGAGCTGACGCGACTGGAACTGTGACTGGTGGCGTTGGTGTGGGTGGAAAAATTAACAACTTTAAGAAGCACAGACTTGAAAAAAAGTTTCCTTACTTTGCGCCAGCGGTTGCGGAAGCGTCATCAAAATTTGTGCCTAACTTTGAAAAAGGTTGGGCGAAGGCTATTGACAGAATGGGTGGACTCTGATGGGTGCATTACCAGCAGTATTTGTTGAGCTAAAAGCCAACATTAGTCAATTCTCTGCCAAGATGGGCGAAGCAAACGCCGAAATGCAACACCTTCAAAAAAAGGGTGAAGTCTCATTCGCCAAGTTGGGTGCAGTTGCTAAAACTGCCCTTCTTGGTGTTGCAGGTTTGGCCGCTGGTGTTGCTATTGCCGGTGTCGAGATGGCTGATAAGTTTGAGAAGTCTCACGCGAAGTTAGAAACCGCGCTGAAAAATGGTGGCACTTCTTACGAGGAATATGCGACACAGATTCAGGCGGCCACGGACGCTCAAGCAAAGTTGGGTTTCAATTCGGCTGAGACTGAATCGGCGTTGGCTACTTTAACAACATCGTTGAAGGATCCAAAGGTTGCCCTGAAAGATTTGTCGCTCGCGGCTGACCTTGCCAAATATAAAAACATCGACCTGACAACCGCTTCGATTGCGGTTGCTAAGGCACAAGAAGGCAACCTGCGACCGTTGAAGCAACTTGGTATTGACTTGCCAGTTGCTGCCGGTGGTGCGCTCAAACTTCAAACTGCCACAGACAAACTTCATGCTGCACAAGATAAGTTGCAACAGGTTATGGCTGATCCGAAACATACGGTGAAACAACTAACTGACGCACAAGACAAACTTGTCAAGGCTCAGAAAAAAGTCAACGATGTTTCAACCGCTGGCAAAGACATCATGGACGGACTCACCAAGGCTATTGGTGGTCAGGCTGCTGCCGCCGCCGATACTTTCGGTGGGAAGATGGAAGTACTCAAGTCACAAGTTGAAAATGCTTTAACCACTATCGGCCTAGCACTTATGCCAGCCCTAATGACTTTGGCGGATTATCTGACAAAGCATGTTGTTCCAATGGTTAAGGGATTCGCTGACGGTCTAGGTGGCGTGAAAGATAAGTCTGACAATGCAGCCGAAGGCGCGAAGAATTTCGGAACAGAGATTCGCAACATCGTCAAATTTATTGCGGACAACAAAACCGTGTTTGAAGTATTTGGAAAGTCTATTGCCGCGGCGTTCTTGGTTGGCAAGGCTGCGACCGCAGCTTCTTCGTTGGTGACTGCCCTGAAACTTATCCGCGGTGCATTCGCAACCACAACTTTAGTCGCAGCAACAACCGCAGAAGCCGAAGCGGCAGCGACTGGCGGTGCTTCACTATTAGCCGCGACTCCTGCCATTCTTGCCCTTGCCGCGTTCTTTGGAACGGCAATCTTTAGTCTTGCAGGTTCTGGCCCATCACAATCAGCAATCGAAGCCAACAAGGCTCGTGGCGGTTTCCGTGGTCGGGGTAATGTCCCGACTCCATTAGATACAACCGGGCGTTCGTATGGTCACCTTTCAAACTTCATCGGCCCAACAAGCGGTTCGGGTATGAATGTTCAAATCCATGTTGCCGGTTCGGTAATTCACGAACGCGACTTGGCTGTAACGGTTCGAGATTCAATTGCGCAAATGATGAGACGCACAGGAAACAATCCTGCAATCTTGGGGGTCTAACTAATGTCGCTGTATGACGGCACCAACGGCCCACTAATCAAGGTTTATGTTGACAATGCTGGGTTGACCCCAAGCGCGTTCGTGTTGGGCGTTTCTACACTTGCGCCGAATACTTCCATTTTTGTTTTGTCGGCTGTTGGTAATGGCACAACCATTGTTTTCACTTGCACCAATTCATTTACCGTTGGTCAAACAGTAAAGGTGACTGGACTAACTACTGCAACAGGCGTGAGCCTGAATGGAACGTACATCATCAGCTCGCGCAATGCGACGACTTTCACAGTGTCTAGCACCAAGGTTGGAACAACAGGTGGCAGCGGTTTAGCAGTTGTCGGCGACCAGTTGACCACGAACACTCCATACACATCGCTTGTGCAGATTCCATCAACGGATGTGCGTAACATTTCTATTCGGCGAGGTCGTACCCGCGAAGATCAAACTTTCCAACCTGGCACAATGACCCTTGAGTTGGACAACTGGACGGGCGTTTATGATCCACAAATGCTCAATTCAACGTGGTCACTTGGCACATATTCCTATTTCTCTGCTGGTCGTGCCATGCGCGTCACCGCCACTTGGTCGGGTGTTGAATACAATCTTTATTCTGGCTACATCGAGCAGATTGACATTGACCAAACTTTGAACCCAATTGTCACCATCACTTGCACCGACCTTCTGGCAACTTTGGGTTCAATAGATTTGACCGGAATATTCGGAACATCAACTGGTCTTGGATATTATGGTTCAAGCGCAGTGTTTGCGGATTCTGTTTGTCGAGCTGCCAACATCAACCCGAACCTGTATTCCAACACTGGAACAACGGTTGCTTATGCTCAGGTAACAACTACCCAATCGGCTTATGACATTCTGCAAACTTTGGCAACTGGTCAGGGTGGTCGTTCATTCGTTGACCGTTCTGGTGTGTTCAGATTTCAGGATTACAACAACATCGTTCCAGGCTCGACATCGTTGACATTTAGCGATCAACGCACAAGCGCGACGATTGAATATGATGACATCGCAATTACGTCGGGCGCAAAGTATTTGCTCAACCAAGTCATTTTGACTGATTCTGCCGGATATTCAGTAACAGCAACGAATGGTTATTCTTCTCAGCAATATGGTTTGAGGTCTGCGGTTCTTTTGTCTTACGGCGGTGCGCTTGGTTTTTCAGCCACAGAATTTGGAACAATTGCCACTTATCTTGCCAACCATTTTGCAACACCGTCATATCGTGTGGATTCGATTTCGTTTGACTGTATGAACCTGAACGGTTTTGGTGGATCAGTGTGGGCAAACTTCTTGCCGTTAGAACTTGGTCAGCGGGTATCGGTTGCACGAACACCTATCTACACAACCGCCACAACTTATGACTGTCTAGTGCAGTCAATTAACCACGACATATCACCGACCGGTTGGCGGACTTCGCTCAACCTAAGCCCAGCAAATTAAGGAGTCACAATGGCCGCAGGGTTCCCTTTGAAAACTACGTTTGCCGACGGCAACGTCTTGCCAGCTTCTGACCTGAACGACATCAGCAACACTTTGCAATTGACCGGAACGTATCCTGACCAACTTGCACCGTTGGCCGCTGACGCTGTGCGCCGACCTGTTGCATTTGCGATGGTGTGTGGACAGATTTCTGACGCTCGAACCTTGGCCGCAAATACTTTGGCAACTATTCCAATCACGGTTCCTGCCATTTACACTGCACGATTCACGGCTGCGCCAATCATTACGGTCAGCAAGGCAAACCTTGCAACGAACACCAACCCAATTACGGTGTGGGTTTCAAGTGTGACCACTTCTGGTTTCAGTTTGAATTGCTTCAATCCGACGGCTGCTTCCATCACATATTCGGGACTTGCAATCGACTACATTGCTATTCAAGTCACCAGCGCGTCAGCGTCTGGCTGATAAGTAACTTCGAAGTAAAGGAAACAACATGGCCGTTCAGACTGCTCAATATACGGTTACGACAACCGCTTCCCAAATCATTCCCGACGGCATTTCAGCCGAGGAAGTCCATCTTCATTGCGCTGGAACTGTTTACATTGGCAACTCTGCTGTCACTTCGTCGAATGGTTTGCGCATGGACAATGGCGACAAAATAACATTCAATGTTCACGGTCAAGGAATCTGGGCATGTACGTCCACCGGAACCAATACCATCTACTCGATGTGGATTGACAAGTGAGTATCCCAGACTGGGCAACAACCGTGTCGGCTGTTCTTGCTGTTTGTGCGGTTGTTGGTGTGGTTGTCAGTCGCGCTTTCAAACATTGGCTTGGTGAACAATTCCACGAGCTGAAAGAATTGAAGCCCAATGGTGGCGGTTCCACCTATGACATTGTGCGCCAGGTGGCGATGGATACTTCACGCGCCGCGGTTGCTGCCGAACAGGCTGCGCAAACTGCTAAGGAAGCCCACGTGCACATTGAAACAATTTTGGATCGCGTGTCTAACCTTGAACAAGTTGTCATTGCTTGGACTCCTAAGAAAATTGCACCGGTGAAAAAAACTGCTACCCCAAGAAAGAGAACCTGATGTCTCAGATCAAAGAAATTGTTTTCCGCATGATTGCGGTGTGTATTGCCACGGCACTTGGAACCATTGGGGCGGGCTCATTGTTGGGTGTGGATGTGTGGAAGTCCGCTGGGTTGGCTGCCGTTCTTGGTTGCGCTGTGGTTCTTGAATCACTATCCCGCGCCTATTTGGGCGATGGTCAGATTACTGAAAAAGATATTGACAAGGCTTTCCAGAAACTTAATGAAGGCACCGACGAACAGGAAACAATATAATGGCACTTCCAATCAAGGGTGGCAAGGTAGGCACACCATATGGCAAAAAGGGTGCAGCCTGGTCTCACGGGATTCACAAAGGCGTAGATTTTCCGACGCCAGCAGGAACGGATGTTCTTGCGGTTGCTGACGGAGTTGTTGTCGGGATTGGGACTTGGGGTTCAGCCTTCGGTGTTCATTCGCTCATTGTGAAGCATGGAATCAATTGGGCTGTTTATGCCCATCTCATGTCCACGCTGGTCAAGGTTGGCGACAAGGTGAAAAAGGGACAGCACATTGGCGAATCGGGCGGTCGTGCCGGTCATCCTGAAGACGGAAATGTCTTCGGCGAGCACCTGCATTTCGAAGTCCAGAAAACTGCCAATTGGGCTTGGGACGGCCACGTTAATCCTGCCGCGCTTCTTGCCGGCTAAGTAACTTATGAAACTGTTTGGGTGGCGACCGTTGCGTTTGGCGGCGGTCGCTTTCCTTCTTGGTTTGTGCATGTGGAATACACCTGCCACGGCTGACGTTCAACAGGGTTTGACGGTCGAAGTTTATTCTTTCGACCCACAATCAACCCCAGAACGCCAGCCTTATTTTTTGTGTTCGGACACAGTGGACACCGCTTGGACTTCGGCGTCACAGCTCAACAATGATTGGGGCGGCGATGTTGTTGCAGGGTGTCAGGGTGACTTTGTTCTGATTCATTACCACGGCTACATCACCGCGCCGACCGATGGGACTGTGACGTTTCAGTCCATGGCCGATGACGGTTTCTGGATGTCTATTGGCGGGGAAACTGTCATCGACAACTGGACGCTCAAAGGTTGTTCGGGCGGTCAAGGAACGCACGATTTCACCGCTGGAGTCAGTCAAGAATTTGACGCATGGTTCTACGAATACGCAGGCGGCGCTTGCAATGAATTGTTTTGGAATGACCCTACTGGTTGGAACTTGGTTCCCGCCGAAGCGTTCACCACGGTTGCCCTTGAGCCAACCCCAACACCTGAGCCAACACCTTCGGATGTGCCAGTTGTTGTTCCTAGTGATACGCCGGCGGGAACCCCTACCCCTGACCCCACGCCGTCGGATGTGGTGACCGATACGCCGACCCCTGATCCGACTCCTACGGATACACCAACCCCTGACCCAACGCCGTCAGATACCCCGTCAGAGACTCCCACGCCTACCCAGTCGGATACACCAACGCCGACACCTACACCGTCAGAAACTCCCACGCCGACACCAACGCCGTCAGAAACTTTGCAGGTGTTGGCTAACGAAATAACACCCACGCCAGAACCAACGCCGACACCTGATGTGTCGGCAATGCCCGCGCCAATCACCGTTGAAATCTCACCGGGCTTGGCAAGGATTCCAGGGGTTAAACAGTTGGCCCACGCTCTCGCCGCTTTCATGAATGTCGGAAACGACATGACACCAGCCCAACGCAAACAAGCGCAACAGGTTACCGTGTCGGCGATTGTTGTTGGTCAAATCGCTTCAGCCCAAAGGAAGAACAAAAAATGAAATGGCTTGTCACTTACATTCGCGCCGTCACTGGTGAAACCTACACGTTGATTGGCTTGCTTATTGCCTATTTCACACTGGAAGGTTCAGCAAAGAAAGTCACAGGACTTCTTGTTTTGGTGGGTTCTTTGGTGTGGTTGGTGACGTTACCGGTCAGGGAATCGTCCGATGACGATGACTAATGTCATGGGGTTGTCGTAGCCTTTTGTGTAGGTAATACCGAGAGGAAAACCAATGGCATTGTTTGACGATTTGCAAATGGCAGGGGAAGGTCGTTTGCGTCCAGGCGTGAAATGCGTCGTTGGGCAACTTCTCACAAACCTCGATGATAAAGATCGTGGTGCGCTGGTCGCCGTACTTGATGAAAGTCAGGTTTCGGCGGCCAGCCTTTCGCGTTTGCTACACAATAACGGTCACAGCATTTCCCACCATTCGATAAGCAACCACCGACGTCGTGCGTCGGGTACTGGTTGCCGGTGTGAGTTGTGACATTCAGCGACGACTTGACCAAGTTGACCAGCCCTGGACGGCAAGGTTCGGATATTAAGAAGTCCGACATCCCTGACGGCTGGCGACCATACATGGAACTTGGCAACGATGGCGGGGTGTTCGTTTCATTACCGCGCACCGCCGGCGACCTGCCTGACGCCGTTGACCTGTTTGCGGACTTTGATTTGGATCCTAATCAGTGGGTGGTCACTGGCGTTCGGCGTAGTCGGTGGCAACGCTGGGACGGGGAATGGTTGGAGTCGGCGCGGGTGTCGGTCATTCCTGCGTCGGTGGCGTCTGCGGTTGATGAATCTGATGTTGAGAAACTGATTTCGGCGGTGGCAAAATGGCGTCCGAGAACCACCGCCAAGCCACACACAGGCACGTTGAGCGCGGTTTATGCCATTGGTGATACTCAGTACGGGAAAGACGCTGGCGACGGTACAGAAGGCACAATTGCCCGCGTCATGACAGGGTTGTCAGGTTCACTTTCACGCCATAAAGAATTGACCAAACTAGGTCGCCCGATTGGCTCGGTTATCTTGCCACAGCTCGGCGACGCCATCGAGGGATGTGTCAGCCAGAATGGCAAAGTGTTAGGTCGTTCGGACATTCAAGCCCAGACAAGTCAGGTTCGAATCGGTCGGCGAATACTTATGGAATGGATCAAGGCATTCGCGCCACTGGTCGAAGAAGTGATTGTTCCAGTCGTTCCAGGCAACCATGACGAAACCACCCGACAGACAATCACCGACCCAACGGACAACTGGCAGATTGACATTGTGAGCGCAGTCCAAGACGCTTGCGCCGAAAATCCTGCATTGGCTCACGTTGCTTTCCGATACCCCGAACGCGACAACTCAACCCTTGCCATAGACGTCAACGGACAAATCCTTGGCATGGCACACGGACACCAAATACGCGGTGGCGCGGCCAAGTGGCTACAAGCCCAAGCGTTAGGCAGCACGCCGGTCGGCAACGCCGACGTTCTGTTGACCGCGCACTTTCATCATTTCATCGCCCAGCAGATTGGGCCGAGATTGCACATCCAGATTCCAGCCAGCGATGGCGGTTCGGCATGGTATAGAAACACCAACGGTTTAGATTCACCGACTGGCATTGTGTCGTTTGTCATGGGTGACGGTTATGATCCGCGCAGGGACTTGTGCGTACTAGAAGGGGAAACGCGATGACAACACCGTTCCAACTATTCAATGGCGATTGCCTTGAAATTATGCGAGGGATGGACGACAACAGCATTGACTCCATTGTCACCGACCCGCCATATGAAATTGGATTCATGTCAGCCAAATGGGACAACACCGGAATTGCGTTCAACCCTGATTTGTGGCGCGAGGCTTTGCGGGTGCTCAAGCCAGGGGGACACCTATTAGCGTTTAGTGGTTCGCGTACTTATCACCGCATGGCCGTTGCTATCGAGGACGCTGGATTTGAAATCCGCGACCAGATCATGTGGCTTTATGGTTCAGGCTTTCCCAAGTCGCTAGATGTGTCAAAGGCGATTGACAAGGCAGCAGGAAGCAAAAGGGCTGTAATTGACGAAGTCAAGATTCGCAAAGACGATGGCACAAATTACGCACTCGGACATTCAGGCAACCTGACTTCGCTTGAGCCAATAACCACCGAAGCCCAACAATGGCAAGGCTGGGGAACGGCACTGAAGCCGGCGCATGAGCCAATTGTTCTGGCTCGCAAACCGCTCATTGGCACTGTCGCCGCGAACGTGTTGGAACATGGTGTCGGTGGGTTGAACATTGACGGGTCGCGGGTTGCTTCGGATGACGGATTTGAAAAGGCTTGGGATAAACCAGTCAGCACAAATATTTCTGCAACTGGTGGAAAGTTTATTAGTGAGGGAATTCAGCACACAGTTGACCTTTCAAACAATCGTCCAGTAGGGGGCCGTTGGCCAGCCAATGTCATTCACGATGGTTCGGATGAAGTGTCGGAACTATTTGGCGAACCTGCCCGTTTCTTCTATTGCGCGAAAGCCAGCAAGCGTGACCGCAACGAGGGACTGGACGGGTTCACCGAACGACAACCGGACGAGTCAAGAGAGGTTGGAAGCAAAAGGGGCAACAATCCAAGAAACCGAGGTGCGCAATCTGTCACCAACTTCCACCCAACCGTCAAACCAACCGACCTCATGCGCTACCTGATTAAGTTGGTCACACCGCCAGGCGGAACAACTTTGGATCCGTTCATGGGTTCAGGCTCGACCGGCAAAGGCGCAATGCGCGAGGGTTTCAAATTCATTGGGATTGAGCAGTCCGCGGAATATCTGGAAATTGCCAAGGCTCGCATTGAGTACGAGCTGAACAAATCGGAACAGTTGGAAATCACCCGACGCTATTTGAAAGTAGATTGACATGGAACGCCGACAGATTTTGTCTGAAGCAATTGAATTGACCGAAGCCGACCGCAACATTCAGCATGGCGAACCACGCGAGAACCACGAACGCATTGCGGGGATTTGGTCGGTAATCCTTGGGCAACCGATTACAGCTCACCAGGTTGCGCTGTGTATGGCTGGGATGAAACTGGCGCGACTTGCCTACAATCCCAATCTGCTCGATTCCTACATCGACGGGGCAGCCTACTTGGCGATTGCTGGCGAGATTGCTACCGACAAGCCAAAGCCCGAATGCACCGGATACGACCCCCAATCGTTGGAATGTGACTGCTGTCGCTAGTGTTGATTTATAACTGAATAGCCTTTCAGGGCATAGCGTGAAACCCCCAGAATGATGTCCGGACGGATTGAATCTGGGGGTTTCTTTGTGTTACCAAACTGTTATAAAAATACTTTCCAAATGTGCTTGCGTGGGGGTTCGATAGGCGTATTGTTGTTCTTGTCAGGACAAGCTGACACAAGGACGAAGGACAAGAAAATGGAACTCAATACAAACACTGCACTAGTTAAAGAAATTTCAAATTGGGCAAAAACCAACTGGAAGCACGCTGAAACTGGTGATTTAGAAGCGTTGATTTTTGAAGCGTTTGATCAGATAACTGATGATTTAGAAAATGGCGAAACAGGTGTTTTTGAATTACGAGCAAATGAAACTGTCAGTGGCCGTCCAGAAACTTTGTCGGTGTTTTAATCATGGAATTCTCAACCAACATTCACGACTGGATTGCATTCCTGCCAACGCTGACAATTGTTGGGGTATCATTCGTCCTAGGACGTTTGTGGGAATACTTGCGCGTCAATGGGACGAACGATTCTCGCATTGAATCCGCAAGACTGAAACGTCAACTTCTCGCCAGTCATGTCCAGACTGGCGTTCGCGTGGACGCTCGCCATTCCTTGTCCGGTGCGCTTGAGCGTCCACGCACCCACACCCACATTCGGGCGGTGAAGTAGTCATGATGTGTGGCGACTGCCTAACCAACATGGTGTGGTCATCGGTCAAGAACCGTTGGGTTTGTCGGCGGTGTGGATCATGAAAATGAAACCAGAGATTGCCCGTTGCGCTTGCGACTCAAGCTGCAAATGCCGAACGGTCACCGAACAGATACAGCGCAAGCAACTGAAGCGCATTCGCGAAGTGGTAGCCGAACTACAACACAACCTGAACGTGTCCCCTGATGGCGCTGTGAGCCTGGACTACATCACCCAACGACTAACCGACGCATTGGAAACCCAACGATGAGCAAGAACAAAGCCAAAGGCACATCCGCGGAAACTGCCGTGGTGAACTATCTGAACGCCAACGGTTTCCCACATGCTGAACGTCGAGCATTGGCAGGGATCAACGACAAAGGCGACGTTGGCGGAATCCCGTTCGTTGTTATCGAAGTCAAAGCCCACCGGACTTACACCATCCCAGCCTGGATGAAAGAACTGGCAACCGAAAAGGCAAACGCCAAAGCCAAGACAGCGTTCCTAGTGGTCAAGCCCAACGGGGTTGGCACAGCCAACACTGGCAACTGGTGGGCAATCATGCCATTGGCCGACATGACCGAACTTATGAAAGAAGCTGGACGATGAACTATCCGCCACGACCAACGGCAATCCTTGGGCAACTGCCCGACCTGCCATTGGCTGCCTGCATGTTCACCAAGAATCCTGACCTATTCTTCCCAACGGCTGCGGTCGTTGCCAATCGAACACTTCGGCAAATCGCCGACCTTTGTTCCGGATGTGAAGAAAATGTCAGATGTTTGGAGTACGCTCTGGAACACAACATCAAGGAAGGGTTCTGGGGTGGCATATCGCCACAGGATCGAGCCGAGATGAAACCACGGTCAAATCGTCGCCAGCGTGGCGATTCGGTGAAAGCGGTGGACAGACTTCTAGCATTGGGCATGACGCTAGAACGAGCCTGTGACGAACAAGGCATACTGGTTGACTCATACAAGACCAACAAATACCGCAACTCCAACAAACCAAAAGGACAAGACAATGAATAACTTTTTTATCGCATTCGCCATACTGCTTGCCGGACTCATTCTTGGTTATCAGCTCGGCGACATCATGGCATGGCGCAAGGCCAGCCGAATGATTGACCAGCGCAAGAAACTCGACCGCGAGAATGCGCTCAAGTTTCAAGCCAAGATTGCTCAAGAAGCAACCCCAGTCTTTGACCAGTTTGTCAAAGAAACCACATTCGCCCAGCGCGACCAGACTCCACTAATTTAAGGACAAGATATGAGCATGCAAGTTGATATTGACACAATCGCGCTGGATCCAGATGTGGCGCGTTATGTGTTGGAATACAAGAAACTCAAACTCGAACAGAAGCAACTCGAAGAACAGATTGCCGACGCTCGCGGTCGTATCGAATCAGCGATGGGCGATTCCAAGATTGCGTTGGTCGATGGTGCACCGGCGGTTCGCTGGGCAACAGTTGAATCCGAGCGTTTCGACGTCAAGAAGGCTCGCGAGATTCTTCCACCGCAGGTTCTTGATGTGCTACTGGTGAAGTCAATCAGTAAGCGGTTCACGCTCATTGACGGTTCGGATTCTTACTAATGAGAAACCCATTCCGCCGCCATCGCCGAAGCGATGATTTGTTCATCAGTCTTGAAACCCACAACAAGGTTCAAGCACAGTTGGAATTTGCCCTTCAAGGTTGGGACAGAACCATTGAATTGGTCGATGACCAGCAACGAGCATTGAACAAGATTGCCGAGCTGGCTAAGCAAATGAACGACCACAAGCACAGCACAAATTCGGAATTCTACGCGGTCAAGATACTCGACGCTATAAAGGGTGAGAAGAATGTTTGAAGCACCAGGCACAAGCCCAGAACGCGAACTGCGCGAAACCTTGACCGCCGCCATCAAGAAACGGTCGTCAGGTTCCACCCGGTCACGCCAGACAGATATCGGGCCGAGCGAAGTTGGCGAACAATGCGTTCGGAAACTTTCTTATCGAATGCTGGGTTGGGAAAAGACCAACACCGATACCGACCCATGGGCGTCAACCAGTGGCACAGCAATTCACGCCTATCTGGCCGACGTATTCAAGCGCGACAATGACAAGAAAAACCCGCGTTGGATTATTGAAACAAAAGTCCAAGTGACCCCAACCCTTGCCGGGTCGGTTGACCTGTTCGACACCCAATTGGGCATGGTCATTGACCACAAATGTGTTGGCGCTAGCAGCATGAAGAAGGCGCGAGAGTCTGGCCCAAGCCATCAACAATTGGTTCAGTTGAACTTGTACGCCTACGGATTCAAACAACAAGGATTCGATGTCAAAACAATTGCTTTGGCGTTCTATCCGTTCGGCGGATTCCTAACCGGTTCCAACGGACTTCACACCTGGGTTGGCGACTACGATGAACAGATTGCGCTGGACGCCATTAGTCGTTTGAATGACATCAAACTATTGGTGGCAACCCTTGACCCCGAAACAAACCCCGAGCGTTGGGCAATGATTCCAGCAACCGAATCTTATTTGTGCAGTTGGTGTCCATGGTTCCTGCCAGGTTCCGAAGACCTATCCAAAGGATGTGGCAAACAATGAAATGGTTTTATCTGATAACCACAACCGCCGTCGGTTGGGTATCTGAAACAGTTGGGAAGATTGTCAACCGCGTTGACTACACGTCACAGCTCGTGGATCCTTACGACATATTCACCGACGATGAAGCAACCACCGAACCTGACTTCGACACCGACGCCGCACTACGAAACGCACAATAGACCACCGCTGGCAACCGTCAGCGGCACAACCAAACAACAACAGGAAGAAGGACAAGAAATGTCTTTTGAAGCACCAAGCCAGTCCAGTATCGGGCCGAAGCCGGCAGACCTACAAGGCCACCTGCTCATTGTGAAGCCCACCGAATACAAGTCAGGAATTGTCACCAGCCTTGGCGACGCTGAAGCAATTCAGTGTGATGTCATTGACCTTGACACCAATGAAGAACACAGCGACGTTCTATTCTTCAACGTCGGTTTGCGTTCAGGTTTGAAGTCAAAGATTGGTTCGCAGGTACTGACCCGCATTGGTCAAGGAACCGCCAAAGCAGGCAAATCCGCACCATGGATCCTGATTGACGCAACCACCGACACAGCGGACGTGGCCAAGGCAACCGCCTACATCACCGCCAAGGCAACCGGCACATTGGCAGCACCGGCAACGCCAACGGCAACCGTCACACCTGAAGCAATCGCTTCTGTTGTTGACATCAATGACCCAGCAATCCAAGCATTGTTGGCAAAGGTTCAGGCAAAAGCCTGATTCCAGGGGAACGTGAACGGTTGTCGGACTCCTTGCCGGCAACCGTTCACACCACTAAAGGACAAACACATGACATCAGAACACACCCACCCAGACATGGCGAAAGCCATGATCCGCGAATCAAAAGAAGTAATTGCCGCGGGCAATCAGCTTCTAGAAATGGTCGAAACACTTGCCGGACGTATTGGGCAGATTCGAGCATTACATCCACATCACGAATCTTTGGTTGACGAAAACAAAGACTGGTGCGGTGGCTGTGACGAATTCTGGCCTTGCCAAACGATTCAAATCATTGGTGAGAAATCATGACCATTGCGCCATTGAGACCATTGAAAGTTGACCAACCGAACGTCATCCCCGACCCTGAATGGTGGGAAGATGACGAACCCGACGAACCAGACAAGGACACCAAATGAGCAACAATGAACTTGCCGAACAAATCATTGACCGGTTCACGCCAGTCGCGTTCACCTGCGAATGCAAAGGAACCCACCCAAGTTGCAAAGACACAATTGAAACCCCATACGCTTTCGCACAAGCGGAAACGGTTAGGCGCATTGCCGAATGGATCAAGACCCTAGACGGCAATCAATGAACCGTTGGTTCATTCAAACTTTGCACCCGCAACACAAAGACAACCTAGACAAACTGTGGTGGGCAATTGCGCGAGCTGTGAAAATGGGCAGCACCAAAACACAACTGGCGAACTGGCGAATCATTGACGTCAACCAAGCAACATGGTTGCTGGGACAAGACGCCAGAGAAACCGCAATCGGAACAGTCTTCGTCTATGCCTACACTGGCATTGACCAAATATCAGAAGTAACAGGACAGGATTATTCGTGAAACATGTTGTGATGTTTAGCGGTGGGATTGGCTCATGGGCAACCGCCAAACGTGTATCCAAACAACATGGAACTGACAACATGGTTTTGTTATTTAGCGACGTCAAAGGCGAAAACCCTGACCCAAATGTGGGCGAGGATCCTGACACATACCGATTCATTGAAGAAGCGGCCAAAAACATTGGTGCCGAATTAGTCATTGTCAAAGACGGTCGAGATATTTGGCAAGTATTTGCAGACAAAAGATTCTTGGGCAATAGCCGTCTGGCGTCATGTTCTCACGAATTGAAACAGAAACCGGCGCGAAAATGGTTGGATGAAAATTGCGACCCTGAATCAACAATTGTTTATGTGGGAATTGACTGGACTGAAACACACCGCGTTCCATCCATTGTGCGCAACTACCAGCCATACACAGCACTTGCGCCATTGACCGAACCACCATATTTGGACAAGTCAGAAATGATTGCCTGGGCAGAATCAGAAGGTTTGAAATCGCCAAGACTTTACGAACTAGGATTCTCACACAACAATTGCGGTGGCGGTTGTGTCCGAGCTGGTCAAGCACAATTCAAAAAACTTTTTACAGTAATGCCAGACAGATTTGCTGTCTGGGAACAAAATGAACAAAAAATGCGTGACCTTTTGGGTGATGTGTCAATCTTGACCGAAGTGGTCAAAGGCGAAAAACAACGACTAACATTGACAACCTTGCGCGAAAGAGTAGAAAACCAACAACCACTGTTTGACGAATTAGATTTCGGCGGATGTGGCTGCTTTGTAGATGAAGAAATTGACCCAGAATTAGAAAAGGACAAAGAATGACAACAACACCGGACAGCCAACCAGCAACACCAAACGTGCTACTGGCCGCGCTTGAATTCCTTGCAGAAGGGGTGGCAGTCGTACCAGCCGCCAACGACGGAACCAAACGACCATTAGGCAACTGGAAAGAATTCCAAACGCGTCAACCTGAAGCAACCGAAGTGTTGCAATGGGCAACGACAGCACAAGGATTCGGCGTCATCACTGGCGCAGTCTCAGGAAATTTAGAGATGATGGAATTGGAAGGTCGAGCAGTCGCCGCCGACCTACACACCCAAGCCCGAGAACTTGCCTACGCCAGCGGACTAGACCACCTGTGGGAAATCCTTGCCAACACCTACGTCGAAGCAACCCCATCAGGAGGACTTCACTGGCTTTACCGAATCAGCGACCACGATGTCCCAGGCAACACCAAACTAGCTCGACGACCAGGCGAGAATGGCGGGGTTGACGTACTAGCCGAAACTCGTGGCGAAGGCGGGTTCTGCATTGTTGCGCCATCAGGCGGAACCACACACCCATCAGGGGACAGTTGGGAACGACTCAACGGATCAACACCAAAGTCCATTCAGACAATCAGTTGGGAACAGCGCGAAGCAATTCACGCAATCTTCAAAATGCTCGACGAAATGCCCAACGTCGAACTTATCCAAACAGCCATCCAGCCCAAAGACCCCGACGGCAGACTCTCGCCCGGTGACGACTACAACAACCGAACCAGTTGGGACGATATTTTGACCGACTGGACGAAGGTATATCAGCGTGGTGGGGAAACATTCTGGCGACGACCTGGCAAAGATGTCGGAATCAGTGCCAGCACCGGTCGCGGGGAATCTGACAATCTTTACGTCTGGACTACATCGACACAGTTTGAATCCGAGAAGCCATACAGCAAATTCGCGGCGTGGACTTTGCTGAACTTCGGCGATACTAGCCAACAGTCATTCAGCATGGCCGCCAAACAACTCCGACAGCTCGGATTCGGCGACATCAGCATGGTTCAAGAACAACGCCTGAACGACTTCATGCCAGAAAACTTGGTGAACCTAGACCCAAAAGAACTCGGCGAACTGGGTGAATCCACGCCAGTTGACCATGACGACCCACTATTCAAGTTTGAACTGCTCAACGCCAAAATCCGCCGACAAGTCAAACGCACACTCGACGATGAAGAAATCTTGGCAACATTCAGAACGCCAACATTCGTGCGATCCTTGGCCGAAGAACTACAACAGCCAGAGCCAGAACAAGAATGGGTAATCAACGAACTACTACCCCAGAACGCCAACGTCCTTCTCACCGCCGCATATAAGTCCGGCAAGACCACCATGGTCAATAACCTAGTGAAGTCAATCGTTGACGAAGAACCATTCCTAGACACCTACGGAGTCCAACCCCACGACGGTCGCGTGGTTATCTTCAACTACGAAGTAGACCCCCGACAATATCGCCAATGGTTACGAGAAATGAACATCCGAAACCTAGACAAAATCACCATAGTCCACCTACGCGGATTGCGAATGCCCATGATTGTCGAACATATCGAAGACAAGATTGTGGACATGCTCGCCGAGCTGGAATGCCAGACGTGGATCATTGACCCTTTCGCCCGCGCATTCGTAGGCAGTGGCGAAGAAAACAGCAACAGCGACGTCGGACGGTTCCTAGACACCATTGACGTCATCAAAGACCGCGCAGGGGTTCACAATATGGTCATGCCAGCCCACACAGGGCGTTCCACCGACGATGGCGGAATGGTACGCGCCAGAGGTGCGACAAGGCTCGACGACCACGCAGACGTCCGCTGGCTCATGTCAAAGACCGACACCGGAGACCGCTTCTTCTCGGCCAACGGTCGCGATGTGGAACTGTCCGAACGGTTACTGGAATTCGACCCCGAAACCCGAAAACTGGCATTCAAGCGCGACATCAACAAACGCGAAAAGGCACTAGAGGACATCATTCATTCGATGGTGGAATATGTGACACTCAATCCAGAATGCACCGCCACACAGCTCACAGTCAACGCCAAGGGAGACAAAAACAGGTTCAGCGAAGCCAAGGCAAAGGCACTTTCGGACGGCAAAATCGTTGAAAAAATCTACGGATCCAGCAAGGTCTACATTTTGCCATCGCCTAACGACTTCAGGCGAACAGAATCCATTGCCTAATGGGAAAATTGGCACATCGCCTGCATCGCCTGAACACATTTCAAAAATCAGGTGGAAGTCTGACTAACCCTTTAGTGGTTAGTAGACATTTAGGAGATGATTGCGAATGACACCAAAACGACTCAAACCACTTCCAACAGCCCAACCCGACACCTGCCGAAAATGCGGATCAACCACCTGGCTCATTCAGACAGAAAACTTCATCCCAATCCAACTCGCCACAACCCTTCTCACCGACCACACCGAACTCGCCGCCAAACTCAACCGACTCCCCACCTGGAACCTACACAAAGCCCACCCGACCTTCACCATCCGACACCGAGCAATCTGGGACATCCAAGCAACCCGACAACAACCACACCTGCCCAATCACCTGTGCGACCTAGACTTCACACAAGAACATCCCAACTACTTCCCCAGCCGAATCACCTACGAATTCACCGAGGAATCAAGATTCTGATGAACCTGCACAAATGCCCCACCTGCCGGCGCAAACTAGCAGACACCAAAAACATCATTTGTGACAAATGCACCGAACGAATGCGCAAAAACCTTGACGACCTGCCACAGCTCATGATCGAAGCGGGCAAATACCTAGAACCCCAACAAGGCGGCCAAGGCACATCATCAGGTGCGCACCCAAGCATTGGGATCAACGTCAACGCTTTCGACTTTGCAAGCGGTAGGGACATCCTCAACGTCCTGCACGAATGGGAAAAGATTATCCGCACCGAACGCCAACTGACCCCGCCAGCCTTGCTACCGTTCTATAACAACCCCGTCAGAATGTCCGTCCGCTTCCACCTAGCACACCTGACCTGGACAATCCAACAACCATGGGCAGACGAATTCTGGCAAGAAGTCAGCCAACTACACCACCACGGAATCATTGCAGCCCAAAAACAAATAGATCCTGTACGACGAATCCCATGCCCGGCACCACACCCAGAAGACGACGCCAAGAACTGTGGCGCAATGCTAGGCGTCACCGACGCCGACCTGACCACATCCATCCAATGCCGACGTTGCAAAACCAACTGGACACCAGCACGACTGGTCGCGGTAGCAATGTCCGACCCCAACCATGAAGTGTGGTTGGATGTGGAATCTATTGCGGCATGGATTGGGTTGTCAGAACGTCAGGTTCGGCGAATAGTCCAGACCAAACGAATCCCCAAGCGCGGGCAGTTAGTCAACGTCAATGCTTTCCTTGACGCCCACCGTGGCACGATTTGACAATTAGTGTCCGCCGAGTGTGCTACGCTAAGCGCAAACAACTTCTGTCAGAACAATCACCCACAACTCACAAGGTTTGTGGGTGTTGTCATGTCAAGGTGTCACAATGAAACCATGGCAGTCATCGTCAACCAGATTGAACAAGTAACCGTCGCCGAGATCGACGAAGCATTAGGTTACTTGGTCGATACGTTGCGCCAGCAACCGAACCCCGATGTGTTCATGAGCATTGTTGACGAGCTACTAGACGCACGATTGGCAATCAAGCCATGAGGCTCTCGGTATCCATTGGCGACGTAATCATCGACTATGAGGATGACCAAACAACGCCGTCGCTTGATGGACTTGAATCAACTTTGAATCGGATCACTGACGCAGCCATTCACACCTACACCAATACCGAAACAATGTTCGTCTCATTCACACCGGAATCGGAAGAAACCGAAGAAGAATCAGAGACCGAGGACAATGCCTAAGATTGCTTGCCTTAACTGTGGCATCCCTTCAAACGGTTATCGCTGTGAGAATTGCGCTCAAGCGTATGCGAAGAAGTACGCCTGGAAGCCATCGTCTGCCCAACGTGGCTATGACGCGCAGTGGCGCAAGGTACGCCTACAAGTCTTGGACAGAGACCACTGGACGTGTTACATATGCAATAAAAAACTTGTTGGAAATGACGCCACTGTGGATCACTTGGTTGCCCTGTCTAAAGATTACGAACAAAGACTGAACCCTGACAACCTGCGGGCATGTTGTCGTTCGTGCAATAGTGCTAAGAAGAATAAATAAAAACAAGTCAATTTAGAAATTCCTATTTTTTCAGGGGATTTGTTAGATGACCCAGCCCCCAAGCAGAACGCACACATTCGCGAAACTTTGAACTCTGAATTTTGATTGGACTTTCCACATGGCAACAAACGGACGGCCACCAAAACCTGTCGAGCTGAAACGCGCTCAGGGAAATCCCGGAAACCGCAAACTTCCCGATGTGTCAATTGTTCAAACCTTGCCTATGGCGGTAGCAATTCCAGAGCCACCGGCAGACCTTGGCGAAGAAGGATTGCGTTTGTGGAATCGCTCATGGGATTTCGCAATAACTTGGCTAAGTCCGAACAGTGATATTTCCGCGGTTGAACATGCTTGCCGAACAGCCGATTTGTTGATGTTGGCGCAGAACAAATATCGCGCCACGTTGGATTCCGCTGACGGTCGCGTTGTTGTGGCCATGTCTAAAACCATGACCGACACTTTCGCAGCCCTAGGCTTTGACCCGACTTCGCGTTCTCGCTTAGGTGTCGCCGAAGTGAAACGCGCCAGTGCGCTTGATAACTTAATCGCTAAACGTCAGGCGAAATGATGGCAACCCAGGGGAAACGCAAGGATCAGAATTGGCCGCCACGCTGGCTCACGCCTGTCCCTGCCGCCGACTTGAAACGGTCGTCCGGCGATGACGTTGTGGATTTCGCTGAAGCGTTGTGCAAAATCACCAAGGACAGTGTTGCTGGTTCGTCGGGTGAACCCTTAATTTTCAGACCTTGGCAACGTGAATTGACTCGGTCACTGTTTGCTCGCAAGGCTGATGGAACATTACGTCATCGAACGGCCATCGTCGGATTGCCCCGCAAAAATGGAAAATCGGCGTGGGCGGCGTCTTTGGCTTTGGAACACTTGGTTCTTGGCCCGAATGGTGGCGAAGTTTATTCCTGCGCCGCTGACCGCGCCCAGGCGAAGATTGTGTTTGATACGGTCAAGGAAATGGTCAGGCTTCAACCTGAACTGTCTGAATTCTTGCAACCGTTTCGTGACGCGATTTACAACCCAAAGAATGGCGCGGTGTATCGCGCATTGTCGTCGGAGTCATTCACGAAAGAAGGCTTGTCCCCTACTTTCACGGTATTCGATGAAGTCCACGCGCAACCGAATCGTGAGCTGTGGGACGTTCTCGCGTTGGCTTCCGGCGCACGCAATGAACCGTTGATGGTGGGAATCACCACCGCAGGAGTCAAGACAGATTCCACCGGTAAAGATTCAATTTGTTATTCGCTATATCAGCATGGCCAGAAGGTCGCACTGGGCGAAATTGTGGATCCAACTTTCTTCATGGCTTGGTGGGAAGCCGCCGACCAGTCGCAGGATTATCGCGACGTTGATGTGTGGAAGCAGGCCAACCCTGGCTTCGATGACATTGTGGCAGCGCAAGATTTTGAATCGGTTATTAACCGAACCCCTGAATCAGAATTCCGCACTAAGCGATTGAATCAGTGGGTGTCGGTGTCTGACACTTGGCTTCCTGCTGGAACGTGGGAATCTATTGTTGATGATTCTCGCGAGGTCGAGCGTGGCGCGTCAATCGTTCTAGCCTTTGACGGTTCTTATAATGGCGACTGCACCGCAATTGTCGGCGTGACTGTCGAAGAAAATCCGCATGTGTTCGTTGTGGAGTCGTGGGAAAAACCTGATGGCGAATCTGCTGAATGGCAGGTTCCAGTTATCGAGGTCGAAGATCGTATTCGTGAAGCGTGCCAGAAATGGCAAGTGGAAGAAATCGCGTGCGACCCTTACCGCTGGGCAAGAACATTCCAAGTGTTGGAAGATGAAGGTTTGCCGGTGGTGTTGTTCCCACAGTCAGCTTCTCGCATGACTCCAGCGACAACTCGCTTCTTTGAAGCGGTAATGAATAAGACCATGACCCAAGATGGCGACCCACGTTTGGCGCGTCATATTGGAAACGCAACAATGAAAACAGATTCGCGTGGTTCTCGCTTGGCGAAGGAGTCGCGCAATTCTGTCCGTCGAATCGACTTGGCGGTTGCGTCGGTTATGGGTTTGGAACGTGCCGCATGGTGGGCGTCTCAAGATGGCGGAATGCCAATGATTTTCGATCCGTGGAGTTTAGGGGAATTTGATGAATAAGTGGTTCAGCCGTGAAGTTGTCACGAACGTGACCGAAATTGGTGGAGCATTGTCAGTGACCGTGGGGGTTGGTTTGCTGGCTGGTGCTGCCGCTGCCCTAATCCTTGGAGGGATTTTCGCAATGTTGTTTTCATATTTGGCAGATAGCCGATGAGTATTCTTCGCCGTGGTGCTGGCGATGTCGTCGGCCGTTACCCACAATTCAACAACTATGTCGCGCCACTGTCGCAACTGTACGGCCAGACACAAGTCACGTCTAGTGCTGGCGAGCGCATTGACGAATGGACAGCGTTAGGCATTTCGTCAGTGTTCTCGGCTGTGTCTATTCTTGCCGATTCTGTGGCGTCGCTTCCGCTTCGTGCGTTCAAAATTGTTGACGGTCAGCGCGAGAATATTCCGTTGCCTTCATTGTTGGCTGAACCTGATGTGGCTGCCGGAACAAACACTTTCGAATTCATTCACATGGTCATGGTGTCTTTGGCACTTCATGGAAACGCATACATTCACATTGACCGCGACCGAGCTGGAAACGCAATCGGTTTGGTTCCGCTTCATCCGTACCAAATGCAGGTGCTTCCAACTGGCGACCAGATTGGTCGTCGCTACCTGCACCTAGGCAATGAGATCGACCAAGATTCAATTCTTCACTTGCGTTGGATGACTCCGCCACAATCATTGGTCGGTGTCTCGCCACTGATTCAGTCGCGCAACCTGGTTGGAATTTCGTTGGCCATGGATCGTCACCTAGCCCAGTTCTATGGCGAAGGTGGCACACCGTCGGGCGTTCTAGCAACTGATCAGAAGTTGACCATTGATCAGGCTCGCGTCATTCAGGGAACATGGGAAGCAACCCACCGACGTCATCGCCGTCCAGCGGTGTTGTCTGATGGTTTGAAGTTCACACCAATCACGACGTCGGCTGCGGACGCTCAAATGATCCAGTCTCGCGAACAACTTATTCGCGATATTGCCCGTATCTTCCGAATCCCTGCGCACCTAATCGGCGCAACTGGCGACGGTCAGACCTACCAGAACGTCGAGCAAGGTTCAATTAACTTCCTGACCTACACGATCACACCATGGATTCGCCGTCTTGAAATTGCGTTGTCCAAGGTTCTTGCACCTGGAACCGATGTTGTATTTGACTTCGCTTCGCTTCTTCGCACCGATTCGCTCACTCGCGCTCGCGTGAATTCCATGATGATTAACTCTGGCGCAATGTCACCGAACGAATCACGCATGACTGTTGGCCTTGAACCTTACGAAGGTGGCGACGTATTCCACCAGTCGATGGTTGGCAATGTCACCGCTGGTGGCGAATTGCCGGCACTTGGTCTCGATGTGGATCCAAGCGCACCTGTCATGGGGGTTCTTGAATAATGGCTGAAACATTCCGACCACCACAGGCAGTTCAGAATAACGCTGCACGCGCTTTGAAATGGATTGCCGACGGCAAAGCCGGAAGCGGTTTCACCGATACCGGTCGCGCTCGCGCTGTTCAATTAGCCAAAGGCGACGCAGTATCCGCAGAAACAATCCTTCGGATGTATTCATTCTTTGCTCGTCACGAAGTAGACAAGCAGGGTAAGGGATTCAACAATGGCGACGATGGATTCCCTAGTGCTGGGCGCGTTGCTTGGGACGCATGGGGTGGCGATGAAGGATTCACCTGGTCGTCAAAGATTAGAGAACAACTGTCGGCGCGTGCCGCATTATTGGAAGGCGTAAGCATGAACAAGCGCGACGCAATGGAATCTGACGTTGCTGACCTGCCCGAAGAATTAGCGGAATTGTTGGGAACAACTGTTCAATTCTATTTCCGCGCACATGGCGCACATTGGAACGTCAAGGGTGCGGACTTTAGCGAATACCACAAACTATTCCAAAAGATTTACGAAACTGCTTACGAGCTGATTGACCCCATCGCCGAGAACCTGCGCAAAATTGGTTCTGTTGCACCATTCCACCTGGCTGAATTCTCCGCGTTGGGATACTTGCCGGACGCTAATCCTGGTCAAGATCCGATGAGCCTAGCCCGCGACTTACTGAATGCAAACGATGTGTTCTTAGATGAGCTGTCAGATTGCTTCGATTGCGCAACCCGCTACAACCAGCAGGGAATCGCAAACTTCCTGGCTGGTGCTATCGACGGTCAGCAATTCTACAAATGGCAACTAACCGCTTCGCTTGGCGAAGAAGTAACCCAGCCACAACCTGACCCAATGGACGCTCAAGGTGTCGATGAAGATGACGCCGAAGAAATGCCAATGATGGTTGACGGGATGATGGGCGCATATTCAGCCGACCCAGAAGTTGAAACCGCTGAAGTTGTTTTGGAATCCGAGGAAGTTGTTTCGGAATCTGATGAAGACCGCGCCGCCATGGCTCGAATCGGCGAAGGTTCATTCGTGTCTTGGGATTCTTCCGGCGGTCGTGCGCGTGGCAAGGTTGTCAAGGTTGTGACCAAAGGCGCGGCAAGTTCCAGCGAAGGTTACACATTAGAAGCAACCAAAGATTCGCCAGTGTTCCAGGTTCAAATCTATGCAGCCAAGGGCAACGGATACATTCCGACCGACACAACAGTTGTCCATCGTGCAGACACTTTGACAATCATCACGCCACTACCTTCCCCACGAAGCGAGGAAACAATGTTCGAAGAACGAAAGGGTGCATTCGCGTCCGCCGAGCGTGTTACGATGGACGCAGAAGTGCGGTCATTAGATACCGGCGACGGATCCTTGAAGATTGGTGGCTACGCCGCACAATTCAACAAGGAAGCCACTGGTCTTTCATTCCGTGAAGTTATTGCACCAGGCGCATTCTCGCGTTCGTTGCAGTCCGGCGAACCTGTTTATTTGCTAGTGAACCATGACACCAACGGAATCCCTTTGGCGTCCACAGCTTCGGGAACATTAAATCTTTCCGAAGATGAAGTTGGTTTGCGCATGGAAGCCAACTTGGATCCTGCAAATCCGAAAGCCCAAGAATTGTATTCGGCTATCAGTCGCGGCGATATTGCAAAGATGTCGTTTGCGTTCACTGTTGCCCCCGAAGGTTCTAGCCGTTCGGAAGGTTTGCGCACGTTGACCGACCTGAATCTGTTTGAAGTTTCAGCGGTCACTTGGCCTGCATACAATGACACCGCTTTGGGTGCACGTTCCGCCGAGGACGCTCAAGCCGAAGCCCTTGAATTGCGAAAGCGACTTCTTCAACTCAAGCAGAAGTTCGCTAAGTAATTCCCACAAGTTTTCCCCACCGCAACTCTGCCGTGGCGAATTGCACGAAACCAACCAACCCATTAGGAGTAACCATGTCCATGTTGGACAACCTACGCGAAGCCCGCGCCACCGCGCTTGCTGACGCAACGGCGTTGCTATCTGGCGAGGCAACAGTGGAAGCACTGGACGCAGCCGAAGCACGTCAGGCAGAGATCACAGATCTTGACGCCAAAATCACAAGTGCAGAAGCACTTGAAGCCCGCACCGCAGTAATCAAGGAAGCCCGCGCCGATTCAGGCGTTAAGACTTTCGGTTCTGCTGTAATCGGTAAAGAAGAAATGACCTATGATGTCCGTGGCGAACACTCGTTCGTTCGTGACATGATTGGCGCACAACTTCGCAACGATTCTTCTTCATGGGAACGTCTTGCACGTCACCAGCAAGAAGTCGCTGTTGAATCACGCGATGTATCACGCACCGATGGTGCTGGTGGAGATTTCGTTTATGGCGAGAGCCAGGGACGCTTCGTAGCGTAAGTTACGAATGAACATCACGCTGTATCGGTGAACCCCACCAAATTTATTTGGGGAATACCGAGGGAACCCACGCTAGGGACTCCGTAGAGACTACACGCGAGACAACCTTGATAGGTGCAATACTGGTAGCGAAGCCAGGTTGCAACTAAGGTTGAAGATATAGTCCGAACTAACACAATGGAAAAGTGTTAGAGGTTGTCAGAAATGCGCAACCCGGCAACATAAATGTTGCTAGTAACAAATTTGCCCCCAATCTACCTCATCAATGAATATGCTGAATTCGCTCGTGCTGCTCGCGTAACCGCGAACCTCACAACGAACATGGCACTTCCAGCCGGTACTGACTCAATCAACATTCCTGCAATCACAACCGGTACCCGTACCGGTTTCCAGGCTGCTGATAACTCAACAACCTACGCACCAGTAAGCCCACGCGATCTAGTAACTGCTACTCGCACCGGTCGTGTTGAAACAATTTCTGGTTTCCAAAATGTGTCAATCCAGCTTGTTGAGCAGTCACCAATTGCTGGCGGTCTTGACCGTCTAGTATTCGGCGATCTTATGGCCGATTACGCACTGCAACTAAACACCGCAGTTCTTGGCACTGGCGATGGCTCAGCAGGATCACTCAAGGGTTTTGTTACCCTTGGCGCTGATACTACAAACGGCATTCCTACAACGTGGACTGAAACAACTCCGTCCGCTGTTGGCGCTTATGCTGCTATCAACAAGGCAATTTCGGGTGTTGTTAGCAACCGTTTCCGCGATGTTGAAGCAATCGTTGTTAGCCCGTCAACATGGTACTGGTTAGCCGGTCAGGTTGACTCTGCAAACCGTCCGCTTATCGTTCCAACAAATGGTGCAAACCAGGCGTTCAACGCTAACGGTGTCATCGACAAGCCAGGTGCAGCAGCAGGAATGGTCGGTCTGATTTCAGGCGTTCCAGTTTATGTTGACGCAACCATGACAAAGACATACGGCGCAGCAACAAACCAGGCACCAATCGTGCTTGGAAAGTTCAGTGATAGTTACCTGTTCGAATCGGGACAGAAAACAAGAGTTTTGCCGGATGTTCTGTCGGCAAACCTCACTGTGCGTTTCCAGGTTTACGGTTACGCAGCACTAATCCACCGCTTCAACAAGTCGGTTTCGACTATCAGCGGCACCGGTGCAATCGCACCTTCAGGTTACTAATCTGACCTAGTTGTCGGCGGGAATCTGGATACCTTACGGATTCAGATTCCCGCTGCAACACTCACAACAAAAGTTCAGGGGAATGGACATGGCAAGAATGAAAACGCTATTGCTGGAAGCGGCAATCGCAATCGAAAAAGTTTTAGAAGTTGGCGGCACCATTGAACAGGTGCTGGATACTTTGGATCAGGTTCAGGACATTCCTAATTCGGGGGTTGAAACCCGATGAAAATGTCCGACAAGGTTTGTATTGGAATGGTCAACAATGGTTGGGTTCAGTCTCAGCTCATGGTTGATATTATCCACATCGCACTAATGAAGAAATCACATTTTGATTCTGTGGTTCAGGTGGCAAACATTGGTTTGACTACCCGTTCACGAAATGTGGTTGTTCGTGAATTCTTAGACAATACCGAAGCCGAATGGTTGTTGTTGGTTGATTCTGACGAATCGTTGAAACCTGAAGTGTTCCAATTATTGTGCGACACCGCGCATGACAAGGAACGTCCAATTGTTTCAGGTTTAGTGTTCGGCGCGTTCTTTGATAACGACGGTCAACTTCGACCAGTTCCCACGATTTACAACATGGACGAAGAAGATGGTTTGCAACCGATTGACAACTTCCCAATCAACGAGCTGATTGAAGTTGACGCGGTTGGCACTGGCTGTCTGCTCATTCATCGTTCGGTGTTGTTAAGAATGCAAGCCAACGCCACACAGAACCAAGGCCCACGCTGGGCATGGTTCGCCGAGGGTGCTATTGACGGCACATATTTTGGCGAGGATTTGTTATTCAGTAAGC